GAAGAAATCCGCATTTCCCGGATTGCTCATGTCCGTGGTGCCTTGGAGGGTATGCCAGGTACCGTCCGCGCTGGCGACGTAATCAATAGTCGTTACCGACGCAAGCTTGGAATAGAACATCTTCATCATTTGAGAATAATTCCAAAGCGTGGTCGAGTAGCGCGGCAACGAGTAATAGGACGGCGGATAGGCCATCTGCGACATGATGGTGTCGGTGAAATAAGGGAAAGAATCCAAGCTTTGAATCAGCCCGGCGTTGATGAATTTTCTCCGGCACCACTCTTCGCAGTATTCGCGGGCGGCGATTCCGAGCGTGGCCAGCAAGACATCATCCTGACCTGGCTGAAGGCGTGTAAACGCTTGCAATTGCGCCAACGTTACCGGCTCGCATACCGGTTGGAATTCGATTTGAATAGCAGCCATATTAGCTCTCAGCTCTCAGCTTTCAGCTTTCAGCTATCAGCATTCAGCGGATTTCAGGGGATCCCTTGAGCGCCGCTGTCTCGATTTTCTTGCCGTGGCGTAGCTTTACTATCCGTCGAGGTTGCGGGCGAGGCGCCGCCTCGCCCCTACGTGCATTATTCATCGCTGGCTTGCTTTTAGCGCACATCAGGGCGCTCCACAGCGGAAAAAGTCAGCCGGGAGATTTCTCCAGTCGATTTCCCGAAATGCCGGCCCGGTCAACATGCCGGGATTCATGGCAGTATTTCCACCATGAATTCGTGCCACGAACATTCCCCCAGCCTCAAATGATTTCAGCTTGCCGGCGCTTTCTGCATCGCGGGAGAAAAATGTATCCTCGCCGATGTTTTGTTTCTTGAATGGATGATCTTTCCACCAACTTTTTGTGAAGGCCAGGCTGCCGCCAGCGGCGTATGGGCCGCCTTTGGGGTGCCGGTACTCGAATGCCTTGCCGGTGCGCACATCAAAATAAGGATAAGTGTGATATCCGGTCACGTCTGCGCCGCTGGCATTGAGCTGCCCGATTTGCTTTGAGATCCGCCCTGGATGCGACCAGTCATCGTCATCGAAGCGGAAGATCACATCGCCTTTGGCGCTTGCGCACAACCGGTTGAGCTTTTCCCCTAGATTGAATTGGGAGAATGAGTACGAATAGTTTATCTCCCAAGAGCGCGGCAGAAGCCATTCGGCGGGCTTAAACCCATCGTCCAGGATAAGCAATTCCTTCTCGGGCCATGTTTGATCGAGAAAGCACTTAATGGCCATGGGCAGCCATTGTGGACGGTCATGCGTCGGCATGATGGCGGAAATTAACATGCACGTTCCCTGGGATAGCAGATAGGGAGCGCGGTCGCCGCTGCGATAGGCGCTCCCATCTGCCTTTAAATCCCGCAAGCGCGGGATAACTTGAAACCCGTATCAGAGGGTGGCGCAGACATCGCTTTCAATATCTGCGCCACCCCGTTGCGGGCTGCGAGGGTTAGAAAACGGGCTATCCCGTTGGATTCTGGAGCAACTTAACCGGGTGAGTGCCGGCATCGAGCAAGTTGCCGTCGTATCGAGCAAAGCCGATAAAAGCTACCTGGCCGTATTCGGCGAAGCGCTCAACCAGGCGGAGAATCGCAAGGTCTTTCACGCGCCGGATGAGATACTTGTCCAGGCGTCCGAAAGCAACAGTGTTCCGAGTGGTGGTCGGCGAAGTGGCGTTGATGTTATCCATATCGTTATTTACGGAATATGGATAGCCGACAATCGTGTCCGGGGCGTTCGTGGTTACGCCGGGGACCCACAATGGCCTGCCGTATTTGTCCTTGAGCTTCTTCAGGAATTGGAGGGTGTAGTCGTGGAACATGTACTTGCTTCCCTTACGGTAGGCGCGATCTACGGAATGTTCCAGGTTGACCAGATCATAATAGCCAACTTGGTGCGCCGGGTCTGGAGTCGTTGCGTTGTCATCGCCAATGGTGGCCGTACCGGAATTGCCGCCAACGCCGAATTCGCTGCCATTGACTAGCACGGTAATCAGTCCGTTAGGCTGGCTGGAGCCGCTTCCTTTAGTGAAATGAGTATTCAGAATACGGCCCAGGCGGATAGCGAAGGCTTCTTTCACAAATTGCTCGACGTTGAAGGCGCTGTCTTGGAGCAATTCCAATGAAACGTGAACCATCTTGGTAGAATACTTCCATGCGCCCAGCAAGATATTGCTTACATTGATGTCAATGGAACCTCCAACGGCGGCGCCGGATACTTGTGAGGATTCGCCGATCACTTCACCGGAAATGGTGGTATCGTTCATGGTCGGATAGGGCAACGGTTGGCCGCTGGCGGTTTCAAGAATCGTGCCGACATTGAGCATGTCGCCATACCATTTCAAGGCAACTTCCAGGTCTTGGACGAAGCCTTGAGGCACCAAGACGGAAGTGGGGATACTGGCGGTCGGAGAGCCAACGCCCATGTCGCGGTATTCTCGGAAGCGTCCGAATTGTGCGGTGAAGCGATGTTCAGCGCTGTCCAATATCCGGCGATTTTCCTCGGAAAGAATGGGTACATTGCGTCCGTTCATGCCCGCTGAAAATAGGCGCGCTTCGTGGTCATTCCCCGGTCGGCGCATAGATTCCCAATAGGCGACACGGTATTCGTCTTGAAGTTCCTGAAATCGTTCCTTATCGGCTTTCTTGCTCGGATCATTGCCGATAGGATTATTGGGAGGGCGATTACTTGACCGCAGTTCGGCTTCTAGTGTTTCTGCTCTTTCAATGCGGTCGATGTCGCCCTTGAGCGCGTCCACATTCCCCATGATTTCATCGAATTTCTCACGGTCGCCCTGTGGCACGCCGTCTTTCTTGATTAGCGCTTGGGCCTCTGCCGCAAGCGCGGCGCGCTTTTCGCGCAACTCTTTTGCTTGTTTGGACAAATTATTACCCTCGGAAAATGATCTATGGCCCCTGCGGACCTCCGGCCCGCAATGCCACGATGCTCTGAGCCTCCGGCCCGGAGCAAAATTTTCGGCGGATGTCCCGCGCCTTGGCGAGACTTGGCATCCGGCGCTCCGCCGTTGGCACCAATGGCTTGTAACGGCGACGCGGGGCGTCGCCCAGGCTGAGGCATCGCCTCAGCCCTACGTTTTAATCTAGTAGATGAAGGCGCACAATACGTTGCGCAGATTCCGCGTCAAGCTTTACGCACTTTCCTTCGTCAACATCAATTCCGTATTGCTTGCACAGCCGCACCAGCTTAGCCCAGGCTTTATCCTTGTCTTCCTTGGAAACATCTTGAAGTTGATTGAAGCGTGCCAGCGCGTTGCGCAGGTGGCTTTTCGTTTTTTCTTCGCTAGAAAATTTCCAGGGAAGCTTCCAGGTTTCGGTTTTCTCGGAATCGCCCACAATTAGAAAAGCGGACGCCGGCAGATCCTCTCCATCTACGCTCTTGGTCTTTTTGGCGCGAAGTTCGCTGCCCTCCAAATCGAACCGCGCCTCCACATCCCCAGGCAAGCCATCAGGGAACATGCTACGGACGTTTACTTCCGTTCCGGTGTAGGCCGGGAAAGTTGCAGGGGAAATGTCGAAGAGCTTTACATTGAGCAATTCGCGGGAAGTTTGTAGTTGCCCACCCTCGATGTTATCCGTCCAGCGCTGGTCCACGGCGCTAAAGCCGAACGAGCAGCCTGAAACGTCACCTCGTGCTACTAGGCATCGAATGTCCCGGCCAAGCTGAGTGTCGGGTAAATCAACTTCAAAACCCAAGCCCTTTTCGTCCTCTTCCAGCCGCAAGGTGCCTGCCTTGGTCCGTCCTAGGACCTGATTCGGGTCATGGTTGAAAAGTGCCCTTACGTCGGCCCGGGCAGCTAATTCATCTTTGAAGGCGCCTTTGCGGACGCATTCCCTGAAGCCTCCGATGTCCGCCCAGGTGTCCCAGGTGGCCGCGTAACCTGACAGCATTTTTCCGTCATCACTGACGCGGAATTCTCCGCCGCTTGAAAATCGCAGTTCCTTCTTTGCCTTCATGGTCTTTTTCTCCTTGCCAATTACGCCCCAAGCTTGCGCGAAAGCGCTCTTTTCGGCTTCTTCGTCGCTTTTGCCGTCTTCTTTCGCTTTCTTGTAAGCGGAGTTCCACACTTCCATAAATTGAGCTTTCTTGGAGTCCGGTACGGCGTCGGGCACTTCGCTGGGTTTATTGTAAGGCACAGCCTAATGCTCCTGGATTGAAGATTAAGAGTGCGTCTTTTTCGTCAGCGGTTAATTGATAAAGCGCGGCAAAATCAATGTCCGATGATTTGCTTTCCTGTTCCTGCCCGCGAAGTTCCTTCAGGTAAGTATCAATCGCTTTATGGGAGGTTATCACCAGCACGTTTCCTTGTGCCGCTGTCTTGATCGAGTTGAGTTCTTTTATGATTCGAGCGTGGAATTCGCTGTCGGACTCTTCTCCGGCCTTACTATTGAGCGCGGCGGATTCGGTTATCGGGATGTTTCCGTTCAGCTTGCTTATCGCTTGGCTGGTTTGGACGTGCCGCTTGGGAGTTCCACAGTAAATCGCTTCAAGAGTGAGGTTGTCCTTGACATATTGCGCCAAGGTTTGGGCTTCAAATTCTCCCGCTTCGTTTAATGGCTCTTCGGGGTGAAAATCGTCACTTTTTCCTTCGGAATCATTCGCGGTTTGGGCATGGCGGGCGATATAGAAATCACGCTTGGGCTTTATGGTGCGCAATTCAATTAGCCGTGCAAGCTCGGCGCGGGCTTGCGTCTCCGCCAATTCTGCGGTCCAGCCTTGCGCATCATCTGTGAGTCCCCCTAATTCCGTTCGCAAGTCAAGACGGCTTTTGCCTGATAGCTTGTCCAGGGATGCTAGAATCGGCGCAAAAATGCGCTCAATGGTGCGGTAATCGCGCTCTTTGCGGGTGATTGCGCGCCCAAAAGCATCACGAAATAGTGGCCAAATGCCCTCTTTCACTATTTCAGTGGTATTTGATGGTTGTGTTTGTGCTTGGGCTGCTCCTGGTTGTGGTTTGGCGGGCTGGCCCGGCTGGTTTCCCTTGGTCTGCGCGGCCAGTAAAACTTTTCCATCGGCGTCTACGACAGTCATGTTTACGGGCACCAAATAGGCTTCGCCAAGTTTCCCTTCCAGAGGATTTAGGTCCTCAATCTCGCGCACGTCGTTGGCATTTCCCCAGCTCCATTGACGCATGGAAGTGTAATAGGCCTGCTTGGATTTGGCGTCCGGTAACATCAGTTCGCGGGTGTCGATGATGGCGATAAAACTTTTATTGGCGTTGCGACCATACTTCGGCGATTGTAGAAGTTTTGAGACCAATTCTTGCTCCCAGCGGGTTACCCAGGGCTTTAGAGTGTAATTGACGAATTCAAGCGCAACCTGTTCGGCGCTGGCGCGGTTTGCTCCCGGCAGACCTAGCATAGTTGGCGGCACGTGGAAGATGCTCGAAATCTGGATTTTGTTCCACTTCCGCGCGTCAATCATTTGCGCTTCGCTGGGAGTGTCTTGAATGCGCTTGTATTCCACGCCACCCTGAAGCAGCATGGTGCGGAAAACGTTTTCGCCGCCGTAAGCTTCTTGAATCGAGCGGCGCAAACCTTCTTCTTGTACCTTAGTAAGCTTAGCCGGCGTGGTAAGTATGCCCAACGGCCGCGCGCCGTTGCCAAAATACTTTGCGGCGCTTTTTTCAGTGGCCAGCGCCAAGCCCACGATCTGCCGGGCAAGTTCCACCACGTCTTGCCCGATCCGGCCATCCAGACTCAACCCGGGAATAAAAAGCATGTCCTCGGGTTGAATGACCCGCTCCGGCACGGCGTTGGATTGATCCACCGACTGCCACGGCTCCCATATTCCGTCGCTGGTCTTGTATTTCAACCGCGAAGTTGCGGTGATTCTTACCGGCCGGGTGCGTTGTGGGCTGCGCGGCCACAACCCGACTGCCACGCCGGCGCCGTTGCGCTCGATTTCAGCGTAAGCGTTGCCCCACAAAAGGGCGTGCGCCATAAGCGTCTTTACAAACATGAAGCCGGTCATCTCGTTGTTGGGGGCGATAGCCAGCAAATCAAATAAGGGATGCTCAGTGGCTAGGCGCTTGGCGTGGCGCCGGAATTGCTCGCCAACCTCGATACGCTCGAAAATTTTGATCGGTTGGGCGGCGATGGCGGAGGAAATTAGATCCACACAAGCATAAACGTCGCTAACTTGGAGCGCGGTCAGCTCGGAAACGCGAATTCCCGAATCCGTCCGCCCGCCATTGAAAATGTCTAAGAGCCATTCTGCGGGATAGCTGAGGGGTGTGGCGGGATTTTCCAGGGAAGTGCGCAATTCCATTACGGCGCGCTCGATGAATTCTCGCGTCACAACTTCCGGTTCAATTACTTCGGTTTTGCGCTTTGCTAACGCCGTGGAGCGCTCTAGGGCGAGCACGTCGGAAAAGATTCCCGTTTGGAGAGCCATTCGTTCCCCTTAGACTACCGAAACCATCGATATGTCGTTTTCTGCTCCGGTCGGAGTGTTTACCGCAGCGCGCCCCAGCGCCATGATTAGCGCTACCGGGCCGTCAATTTTGTCTCCGCTGTGTTCCTTGTCCGGCTTCTGATTTCCTGCGGGGTCCTGGGCGAAAGCCAGGTTGCTCATCATCCAATTTGTTACCGGATTATTGTTGTGTTTTAGTTCTTTGGATAATACCATGCGCAGGAAGTCGCGCACGGGACCTTGAAAGCTCGCAAATCCCTGGCCGAATTGCACCATGTCAAGCCCATCATCCTTTAGGTCGATCACTAATTGAGTGGCGTTCCAGCGGTCGTAAGCGATTTCGCGGATCTGGAATTTGTCGACCAAGCATTCATCTTCCGTCTTTTCGCCATCGGAATTTATCCCGGAAATGAATCGGCGGATGTAACGATAGTCGGTCACGTTACCTGGCGTGGCCATCAGCCAGCCCTCATCTTGCCATATGCCGTAATTGGCAATTCCCTTGGCAGTGCGTTCTCTTACTTGCGCTTCCGGACAGAAGAAATAAATTAGAGTTAGCCATTCGGGGATTTCTTCATCCGGGGGAAAGACTAGCGCCAGAGAGCAGGTATCTTGCACCGACCCCAGGTCCAGCCCGCCATAACATACCCGGCCTTCCAAATCCTTTGGCTCGTACTTCTTGCTGCAATCTTTCCAGGCTTCGCCGGTTACGGCGCGTTTGGCGCTTTCTGTCCAAACACAGAAATTCAGCCGAGCGACGATATTTTCCTTGGCGGGGATTTGGATTGCTTCTTCCACTTGTTCCAGCAAGTAGCTTTCTGGCACCGAAATGTTCAGATTGGGATTGGATTTGATCCAGCATTTCTTGTCCGTCTTCCAATCATCGCCCTTGTCTAGCCCACAAACGTAAGCGAACCACGAATCGTTGATTACGCTTCCTTCAAGGATTTGCCTGCTTTGCTCGTGGTGGTGCCAGCATACCGACTGCCGGTCGTAGCCGCTGTTGGTGATCTCGAAAATTAGGGGATTGCGTCGGGCTTTCGTTCCCAGGCGCATCTTATCTACCACAACCCCGGTGGCGTGTTCGTGGATCTCGTCCACCAAGGCCATGTGGACGCGCTTGCCGTCCAGGCCGCGCTTTTCGCTGGAAATTGCCCGGAAAAAGCTCCCGGTCTTGGGGCAACTTAAATTGTTGACGTGCGCCTTAATCAGCCTCGCCAGCTTGGGCGAGCTTTGCCGCATCCTTTCCGCGTCGTGAAACAGGATGCGCGCCTGCTCCTTCGTTACTGCGGCGGCGTATACTTCAGCGGCAGGCTCGTTATCCGCAATGAGGCCATATAAGCCAATGCCGCCGGCCATTGGCGACTTTCCATTGCCTTTGCCAATTTCGATGTAAGCTGTTCTAAATCGCCGCGTGCCATCCACGCGCAACCAGCCAAAGATTGAACCAAGAACAAAGCATTGCCAGGATTCGAGCTTGAAAGGCTGGCCGGCAAATTGCCCTTCGCTGAGATATAGCAAGGTCTCGAAAAATCGAAAAACACGGCTGGCTTTGGCCTGACAAAAGCGCAAGCCGCGTTCGTGGCCTTCTTCCAGGTCGTGCAAATGCCTTGCGCAAGCCAGACGAACCAACCGCCCGGCGACAATCTCTTGGGCGACAACTTTGCGGGCATAGTCGGTGGTCCGATCACTGTAAGTGGGCACGTTCGGTTTCGTCGTCGCTGCCATCCTGTAATGCGGCTTCGATTTCATCTGTGGTGTCTGCGGGCGTGGCTCTGACGCGCGCCCGGCTACTGGGGGTCATGCCGAACTCCACTAGAATCTTTTGCATTCGGTCCATGCAGGATTCGGCAATGGAAAGATATGGGTTTTTGGCTGGGAAGCTGTTGTCCGATTCCGATTTTTTCCAGCCCTCAAGCAGCGCCATCTGTTCGGCGCCGTAGGGGCGACGCGGCGCGTCGCCCTTGTCTGTCTCGATGTGGGCGTGCAATTGCGCGGCGGTTACTACCAGCCCCAGTTCTCGCACGGCGTTTTCGGCTTCGATCCAGCGTTGCCACAATTGGCAATAGAGCGCCAAGGCCGCCTTATCAATCCGGGCGACTAGCTTCAGCCGCACCAGCTCTTTCCCGATGCGTTGCCATTCCTTCCTAGCTTCGCCTTGAATGTGTGGCGGGCAATTCGGCACGCAGGCGGGTGGCTCCGGGGCGTCAATGGGCATCGGCCGGTGGCCGGGGTTTCCTTCACGCTTCCTTACTTCAAGCGGTTTTGGTTTGCGGCCCTGCACTCTTTACCTTCTTACTCCTGCCCTCTATTTCCTCGTGACAATCAAAGCAAAGCCCTTGGCCGTTTTCGAGCGACCAGTCGCCACCTTGCGAAAGCGGAACAATATGATGCGCTACGGTGGCGGGCGCCCAATTGCATCGCTTACAAATTGGATCGCGGACCAAGACCATCTGGCGCCACTTGCGGTGGTGTCTTCCGTATCCCCTCGCGGCGGCGCTGCGCCTCGCATCCTTATGGTTATGCGGGTCCGTGCGCGCGCAGCCGGGAAAAACGCAAGCGCGGGCGGTTAAGATTGGCATTATCGATAGAGAAAATGGAAAATGGAAAATGGGAATCGGGAATCAGAGACGCACCAAACTGTCTTTACCTAACTGGAAAATCCTTATGGTTTCCTCGATTGCGTTAGGGTTAATTCCGAGTGCCAGGCCCATTCCCCGCACGATGCTGCGCCACATTTCATCGTCGGCAACGTCCAGCCTGCCGCGCCTGTCGGCTCGGGTAATTATGTCGTCGTAGATTCGCTCGGTTGGGAACCTGTTTGGCGGTTTGGCGACGCCGCCCAACTTGCGTATTTTAGCCTGCCGGGAGCGGCCCATAACGATAGCAGTGATCGTAATTGATTATGATCGGCTCGAAGCGACAATCTAGGGTTCGCGTGCGACCGGCCTTCGGGTGTACCGGCACCCCGCAGAGCTTGTTAGTCGGAAGATAATCTTCAGGCAGCGCAGACGGCGGGGCGGGGATCGTGTTGCCCCGTTGGTTTCCGCCGCTTTTGGCGTGTGGCCGGTTTGCCATTCCCGCCGCCCTTTGCGCTGAGCGTTCCCTTCAATAATGGGGTGGGGACAGGGACATCTAAAGGGACATTGGTTACCGCTACGGATAAATTATTTTTGGCACGGATGATATTTTTATGGACCGCAGCGGTGGAAATGGCTAAAGCCTTCGCTATTTCATCGTAGGACAATCCACCCCAGGCGTGGAGTAGTAAGCATGTCCGCTGTTTGTCCGGCAGGGCGCACAGTCTTTCTCGAATAGCGCCCACTATCCAGAGAGCGCCGCGTCGACGTGCAGCATCCAGCGTCGGTGAATGCCGGCTGATAATTCGGTCACATTCGGAGGCTACCAGCGCCGTAATAAGCCTGGGCGTCAGCCGCACGCCGTGACAGTCGAACTGGTAGCGGTCGAAGTGCGGCATCTCAAAGTTCCCATCAGCCCCCGAATCTTTAAGAAATCGGCGCGCCGAGCAATCGTCGCAAATGTATCTTGTTTTGCCTGTTGCCGCTTCCGGTGCTGGAATCATTGCTACGCGGCATTCTTTACAGACAAGGAATAATGGAGTTGTCGCCCCGTCCATTACGTTCCTCCTTATTTATAGTCCTCAGCCCACGAGCGCCCTCGCGCCGCGTGCGTTTCCTATCTATCCTTGGTTGTTACGCTAGGCTCTCTACCCTGGAGCCGACTGGTTTGGGCTTGCTTGTGGTTACGGCCCGACGTGGCCTGCCTGCCAAAGCGTCTGCGTAGGCAGGCCGCGTGGAAAGCTCAATGAGATGCTTTAAGGCATGCGCCTTGCCAAAGATTGATTGCCCGCAGATCGGGCATCCTTGGTGGCGCCGGTGGATTATGAAGATGAAAACGACCGTTACAATGAAAGCCGCCAACACTTGAATAACCATATCCCTTCCCCTTTTATTCTTGAAGCCCATCAAGAACGTCATACCAGCGCTCCGCGACAAGACCTATATTTTTCCTGTGCTGCCGGTCCGCCTCCTTACTCCGCTTCATCAGCGCGCCTTCGGTTAAGCTCTCTACGGCTTTGCGGATAAGATCGGCAATGACGGCCGGTTCCAATGCATCCAATTCCCAAGAATCTTCGCCGAATTCGGCGATGTAACCGGCATAGCGTGAATCTGTGGTCTTGGCCGGATTGGGCGGCGGAGAATACCTCTCTACTTGATCCATGTTCAAGGCTAATCGCTTAATCTCAACTCCGCCCATGAATAGTTCCAGGCGTTCCCTGATATCTCGGGTCATGTCCTTTCCTGACGGGTCATGGTCCCCAAAATGTAGGATTACGGGGGTCTGCCCCGCTTTAACGTATCTATATAGGCGCATTGCCGCCGACCACATTTCACTTTGGCTGGTATACCCTCGGCAGGAGAAAAACGGCACGTCCAGCTCTTCACAGACGCCTTCAATGACGCCCAACAACGCATCTTTCTCAATCCAGACTTCAATGCGGTGTTTTTGGTCAGCCCATACGTCCGTTCGGAATTGCTCGGAACAGATCTGAATAAGTTTTGCTGGGTCTTCCCAATGTGGCAATTGCCGCAGATTGCGCGTGCGGTCTTCAATTGCCAGCCAGTCGATAAGGCCCGCAAGCCGGCCGTCATTTACCACACTTCCCAGCCGTTTATATTCGGTTTGACGATTGGCTAATTTATCGCGTGCCACCAATTGGTAATAAAGCTGGCGGAGAGTTAACCTGAAACCTTGTGCCGTGTATTCGTCAATAATGCCATTGCAAAGCGATATTAAACTCAGCGAAGGTTGAGATAGCCGGATCTGACTATATTGGATTTTGGGCACCTTCTCTGTTCCCTTTTCCGTTTTATTTACTTCCTTTTTTTGGTTTTGCGATATCGTCGGGCGAAGACCTGGATATACATCCGGTATTCCTTTATTTCTTTTGGCGAGTAGCCTTCGGACCTGCCGACCCTTGCCAGTTCTTTCTCCCATTCCATAATGGTCTTGACGTAGCAACCCATTCGAATTTTGTCGGGTGGGAGAAACGTTAATGTGTGTTTACTGCCGATAATCCGAAGCGGAGCGCCCCTGGTATTATACAGATTCGCGCTGTACAGGTCCGCGCCGTGCAGGTTCGCGCCGCGCAAGTTCGCGCCGCGCAAGTTCGCGTTGCGCAGGTCCGCGTTGCGCAAGTTCGCGTTGCGCAAATTCGCGTTGCGCAGGTTCGCGTCGTACAGGTCCGCGTCGTGCAGGTTCGCGTTGCACAGGTCCGCGTCGTGCAGGTTCGCGCCGCGCAGGTTCGCGCCGCGCAGGTTCGCGCCGTGCAGGTTCGCGTCGTACAGGTCCGCGCCGCGCAGGTCCGCGCCGCGCAGGTTCGCGCCGCGCAGGTTCGCGCCGCGCAGGTTCGCGCCGCGCAGGTTCGCGCCGTACAGATTTCGATCTTTCGCGTATTGCGCCAGGGCTTCATCTCTTGTCATTGGGTTTCCTCCTTCTCACTTTGCGATTATCAAAACTATCCCTGCGACGCCGCTGATCGATATGGCTAACCCTAACAATGTAAGCGGACCCCGATAGCCGCACCATATCCGCCAGCCTGCAAACCAAAGATTTAGGCAGCCTACAATAATGAGCGCCGTAATCATGACTGGCCGCTCTTGGTTAGTTGACTCGCCCAGTGGGCGTATCTTTTCCAATCCCGCCGCATTAACGCTAACCAGACCATTCGCTCCCGATAGAGCCGTAAATGTTCGTGCGCAAGCCATTCTTTGGTTATAGTCTTCATCTTGCTACTACCCTCCTCATTGGCGATGTGTTTCCCTGGGGCAGTAAACCCCCTGCGCGCGCTCCACATCGTCCCTCGCCGCCGCTGGCAGGCCGAAATTTTGTCGCCGCGCTTGTGACATGATTTGTTCGTGTAGATGGACGCATTCTTCTATGTCGTCAAAACATTCAAGTTGAATGGCGTCCTTCTTGAGTCGTTGGGTTAGCGTGTAGATGTCTGTACCGGTCAGCATCACGGTGAATAATTT